CTAAGATGTTAAATGATGCATATTTAGACACTAAGCGTGGCGATCAAGTCACGACTAAGAATTCTTTTAGCCCCAGCCTTTTGGGATACGGGCATGGAAATTGTCCTAGGTATTGGTATTTAGCTTTTAGCGGGGTAATGTTTATTGATAACAATGATGCAATTGCTGTTGCTAATATGGCACAAGGTACTCAAGCTCACGAAAGAATCCAGAAGCTTGTGGCCAAAATGGGAGTTATGCGTCACGAAGAACTTGAAATTAAAAATGATTATCCACCTATCAGGGGATTTATTGATCTTGTATTAGACTGGGAAGGTGAAGAGGTAATCGGGGAAATCAAAACGGCAAAGCAGGAGGTCTGGGATGCCAGACAGTCTACTATGTCTCCTTCTCCAAACCACCTTCTTCAGTTGCTTACATATATGAAATTAAGAAAGGCAAAAGAAGGATTCTTCTTATATGAAAATAAAAATACGCAAGAAATACTTTTAATACCTATTGTCTTGAATGAAAAAAATAAACAAATTATAGAGGACTTGTTTGTTTGGATGTGTGAAGTTTATGATAACTTTAAAGATGGTGGACTTCCTATGAGACCATTTACAAAGTCTACTTATTCTTGTAAAAATTGTCCAGTTAAGAAAGAATGCTGGGACGGTCCACTTGGCGAGGTTCAGATATCTGCCTATGAGGTCGTAAAATAATGATCTGCGCTAATAAAGAATGTGCTAAAGAGTTTGAAGCTAAAACACATAATCAAAAGTATTGCACTGATGAATGCTGCCGTGTTGCAACAAATCGTAGAATTATGGAAAAGTATTATGAAAAAAAGGCAATTAGAAACGGTGCAAGGCGAGAATGTTTAAAGTGTAAGGGTGTGCTTAGTAGATATAATGAATCAGAAGTTTGTTCAGCATGTCAAAAAAGAATTAATTTAGAAAATAGAAATAAAATGCTAGGGAGAATAAATGAAATTAGCTGACCTAGTAAAAACTAAAGCCTCAAGAGTTCTAGGCATAGATGCCTCAACCAACTCAGTGGCCTTCTGTCTAATGGAAAACGATAAGCCTCTTAAATGGGGTAAAATAGAGTTTGTTGGTGCGAATATATATGAAAAAATTCATGATGCAAAGGTTAAAACTCACGCAATGCTTGAAGAATTAAAGTCAGATTATATTGCTGTAGAAGGAGCAATACTTGTCAGATCGCCAGATGCTGTGATAAAATTGTCTTATGTTTATGGCGTGGTTATTGCTGAGCTTATGTCTACAGGAGCGCAGGTAATAACAATATCCCCATCATCTTGGCAGGCATATATAGGAAATAAAAATCCCACTAAAGATGAAAAGGCTGCTATAAGACTAAAGAATCCAGGTTATGCTGATTCATGGTATAAAACACAACTACGCAATATGCGTAAACAAAGGACTGTTGATTATTTTAATAATAAATACGGTCTATCATTAGATGATTTTGACGTTGCAGATGCATTTGGCATTGCACATTATTCGAACAGGGTGTTGACAGAAAGATGAATATATCTCCAAAATATAAAGACATTAAAGGTAATTATTATAAGGTCCTAGATAGCTTTTATACTTATGCTGGTGACGAAGATGATAAGTATGTGCAGCACTGTTTTAGAACTCAAGGCGTCTGGGATGACGAGCTAACAAATTTTATGATTCAGAATATCAAGCCTGGTTGGAAATGTTTAGATATCGGTTCAAATACAGGATACTTTGCAGAAGTAATGGCTAGATTGGCTGGGCCAACTGGATCCGTTATAGCGTTTGAACCAATTAAAAGATTGGTTGATGCCTATGAAGAAGGCAGAAAGTTAAATGATTATACAGATGTAGCCCCAATAGTAATGCACAATTTTGGCCTTTCAAATGAAACCAAAGATACAAATATTCATATTTTGCCATTTAATATTGGTGGATCAAGAATAAGCGATGAGCCTGGCTCTGGAGTTTATGAAAATGGTACAAAGTATCTATCTGAAACAGTTCATGTAAAAGCTTTAAAAGAAATTTATGATGAAACCCCAGACTTTATTAAAATAGATATTGAAAACCATGAAAAGTTTGCTTTTGAGGGTTTTAGTGAAAATACTTTAAAGTGTCCTCTTATTGTAATAGAGTTAGGGCAAGACCAACCAGTATCATTTTTAAATTATATAAATAAGAATTATGATTTAACTTATGTTAGTGGAGTAAAAGCTTATACTTATGATATTATCGGGCATGATGTTATAAATATTGTTATGAGAAAAAAGTAATAGGAAAATTGTATGATGTGTGAACATGTGTATGTAGATCTAGGTCCTGGACCATGTGGAAGCTGCGGCCTTGAGTCACATAATATGGATTGGAAAAAACAAAATAAAATGATGAATCAATGGCATATAGATAATCCAGATGCTGAGTATGAAGGTTGGATGTCAATATGAAATTGTATCAAAGCAAGGATTGGCTATATAGAAGATATATAGTTCAAAAGAAAACTGTTACAGAAATTGCATTTGAGTGTAAGGTTTCTGCTATGACTATACAGAGATACTTAGAGAAGTTTGAACTAATAAGGAGGCGGTAATGTTAAAACCAGTATTTGAAGATGTAAAAGAGTTTAATTGCAGTGACTTATATTTAAGGTCAGTTGGTGCTCCAGCAGGCAGTAAAATATGGTCAGCCTGTCATGAAATAGCACATATGTTAATTGAAAAGAATATATCATATGGAAACTCAGCCCTAGAGCCTGCTAGAATATTTTCAACGGCGGACTCAACAGAGCAATTAAAGGTCCGCATTGACGATAAACTAAATAGAGTAAAGAACAACCAAGGCTTTGCAGGAGATAATGACGTAGACGACCTTATAGGATACTTAGTTCTATATAAAATAGCTAGATCTCAGGTTGCTATTTCAGTCGACTAGAAGTATAATGGTTATCTATGGAAATTGAATTAGCAGACCATTATGACCGTATGAATACGGTTGTATCAGAATTACTAAAGGGTAGCACCCCAACACAAATTGCCACAATCACTGGATTTAAACGTGCAGAGGTTGTTGAGTTAATTGATGAGTGGAAAGACGTAGTTAAAAATGACACGGCTTCTAGAGACAGGGCCAAGGAGGCAATCTCTGGTGCTGACCAGCACTACGCAATGCTCATTAAAGAGGCCTGGAAGACCGTAGAGGACGCAGATCAGGCTGGGCAACTAAATGTTAAGGCTACCGCCCTAAAGCTTATAGCAGACATTGAGACCAAGAGAATCGGCATGCTACAAGAGGTTGGCCTATTGGATAATGTTGAGTTGGCGGAACAGATTGCTGAGACAGAAAGAAAGCAAGATATTCTAATTAATATATTAAGAGATATCTCTGCTGAATATCCAGAGGTAAGAAATCAAATTATGAAGAGACTTTCTCAGGTAACTAATGAGACTGAAGGCGTTGTCATGGAGAGTAACGTCACTATATTAAGAAATGTAAAGGAAGATGGAGTTTAATTTTTCTGACATTATTGACATGCTCGACGGAGAAGAATTCGACGAGAAGCCTGTTGATTTAAGAACTTTTGTTAAAAGCCCACAGTACTTGGGCTTACCAGAGTTGTCAGAATATCAGTATACTCTAATTGAAAAAAGCTCTCAGATTTATAAAGAAGCAACACTAATAAAGCTCTTTGGCGAAGAAGAGGGAAGAAGAAAGTTTAAGCAGACTGCCAGTGAAGTTATTGCCCAACTAGGCAAAGGCTCTGGCAAAGATTACTGCTCTACAATTGCAGTATCGTATATAGTTTATCTACTGCTGTGCCTTAAAGACCCAGCATCTTATTACGGAAAACCACCTGGAGACTCAATAGATATTATCAATATTGCTATTAACGCTCAACAGGCAAGCAACGTTTTTTTCAAAGGTTTTAGAACCCGCATAGATAAGTCGCCTTGGTTTGTAGGAAAGTATAGCGAAAAAGCATCAGAAATTAAATTTAATAAAAATATTACAGTACACTCTGGCCACTCAGAAAGAGAAGCCTGGGAAGGATATAACGTAATTGTAGTTATCCTTGACGAAATCTCTGGATTCAGCATTGAAAATACAACTGGTCACGAGCAGGCAAAGACTGGTAGCGCAATATATGAAATGTATAGAGGATCAGTAGACTCTCGTTTCCCAGACTTCGGTAAGGTAATATTGCTATCTTTTCCTAGATATAAGAATGACTATATCCAACAGAGATATGCTGACGTTATAGCCGAAAAAGAAACCGTGGTTAGAACACACCATTTTAAGCTAGATGAGAACCTGCCAGATGGCACAGATGGCAACGAGTTTGATATTGAGTGGGAAGAAGATCACATTGTTTCCTATAAGTATCCGAAGGTATATGCCTTAAAGAGACCTACATGGGAAGTTAATCCTACCAGAAGTATTGATGACTTTAAAGTTGCATTCTACAGAGATGCGCCAGATGCGCTAGGCAGATTTGCATGCATGCCACCAGAAGCAATTGATGCATTCTTTAAGTCCAGAGAAAAAATTGAAAAAGCTTTTAACAACATGGCTTTGGCGGTAGATGAATTTGGAAGATTTGAATCTTGGTTTGCAGCAGACCCAGACAAAGAGTATTTCATACACGTAGACCTTGCACAAAAGCATGACCATTGTGCTGTTTCTATGGCGCATGTTCAAAGATGGGTTAACGTTAAGGTGACAGATACATACTCTCAGCCAGCCCCTATTGTTGAAGTAGATGCAGTAAGATATTGGACTCCAACAGCAGACAAGTCGGTAGACTTTACAGAAGTAAAAGATTACATATTGTCTTTAAGAAGCGCTGGCTTTAATGTTAGACTATGTACCTTCGATAGATGGAACTCTCACGATATGATGCAACAGCTAAAGCAATACGGAATTAATACAGAGACTCTTTCTGTTGCTAAAAAGCATTATGACGATATGGCGATGATTGTATCTGAAGACAGATTAACTGGTCCACACATACCCCTTCTTATTGATGAATTACTACAATTAAAAATTATGAGAGATAAAGTTGACCACCCAAGAAAGGGATCCAAGGACCTTGCTGACGCTGTCTGCGGATCTATTTATAATTCAATAAGCAGAACAAGGCGGACAAATAATGAAGAAGTTACTATACACACCTACGATTCTTTAAAGTGGGATAGAGAAGAAGAGAATAAGACTATTGTGACTAACATGATAAGGGCGCCAAGAATGCCACAGCAGTTGTCAGATGCACTAGATGGAATGGAAATAATATGAGCATATATCAGGAAAAAGCAAAAGAGTGTAAATGTTGTGGAAAGCATGTCCCGCTTCCAACCACACTAAAAGAATATAATGGGATCATGGTTTGCCCCACTACATTTTCAAATATTTTAGAATATAAAAGACTTTGGAAATCTTATGGGAAAAGGCCAATGGGCAGCGTAAGAAAACATTTTTCTGAATATGTCCAACAAATAGTAGAAACTACTATTGACAAAAATGAGGACGGCAGCTTACAATAGACTACTGGCAACAGTAGCTTAGTTGGTTGGTGCTATTACAATGGAAGGCTTAGATGAGAATGGCGAGTTTATATTTGCTATTCAAGAAAAGGCAAAAGAGGTTGCTCCACAACTTTCGGAAGCGCACCATGAGTATGTTGATAAGTCTTTAATGAGGCTTTATGAACTAGATCTATTGCAGGTCGAGTATGACGAAAATCTTCAGGCAACATTTCATTTATCTGAAGAAGGAAAAATTTTAGCAAAAGAAATGGGGCTTGTCGACATAGACATGCCTGACGTTCCAAATAACTAGGAGGATACAATGCCTTGGGAAGTAAAAAGAAATGTGGCTGGTTGTACTGGCTACGCAGTAGTTAAGCAAGACACTGGTGAGCTGGTAGGTTGCCACGCTGGAGAAACAGCGGCTATGGCACAGGTAAGAGCTCTTTATGCGTCTGAAGCAGATGCAGAGAAGATGAAGGAAAAAAACAAGCCAATTTTTTAATTGGCAAACAAATAGTTTTTTTGATATAATATATATGGGTCGCCACAAGGGGCCCATATATTAATTTATTCGCTTAAAGGAGGAATAAAATGGTAACACATTTTACATTGGATCTTTTTAAGGATCCATTTTTTATTGGCTTCAACGATATGTTTGATCGCCTAAACTCAGTACACACAACAGCATCACATCAATCATATCCACCTTACAATATTGTAAAGGTAGAGGATGACGTATTTCGTGTCGACCTAGCTTTGGCTGGCTTTGACAAAAAGGACGTTGATGTATCTGTAGATAACGGAACCCTTGTTATTAAGGGAGAGGTTTCTGTAGAAGATTCTGGTGAGGCAATTCATAAAGGCACTGGGGAGTCGCAGACTATGCGGGTCGCTACCCGTGGATACACCTGAGCATGTGTATAAACTGCTCCTTTAATTTAAGGAGAGTTATGTTTGAATACAGAGTTAAGCAGGTAACAAAAGTGGTAGATGGAGATACCATCGATGTCGACATTGATTTAGGATTTAGCATATCTTATTCTCAAAGACTAAGACTGGCAGGGATAGATACTCCAGAATCCAGAACTACAGATAAACTAGAAAAAAGTTTGGGTCTTGAGTCAAAAGACTATCTTAAGACTAAATTGAAAGATGCTAAGGATATAGTCGTTAAGACAGAAAAGCCAGACAGCTCTGAAAAGTATGGTCGAATACTTGGGTGGATTTATGTTAATGGTAATGCTAAATCACTTAATGAGCAGATGATAGAAGACGGGTATGCGTGGGGATACATGGGAGAAACAAAAGTCAAAGACTTTTCGGTTCTTGCGGAGAAGAGAAAAAAGAGCGGCAAGTAATGCCTATATACGAATATAAGTGTGATTGCTCTCCAGATAGGATTGTATCTAAAGAAAGATCAATTACATCGGTTGAGCCAAGTTACTTATGTGTGAGTTGCGGTAACAGATTACAAAGACATTTCACACCTTTTGGAATACAGTTTAAAGGAAATGGTTTCTATAAAACAGATAACTCAAAGTAGTTAACTAATTTAATTTATTAAGTTTTGCATGATATAATTAATAAGTAAGCAAAGATATTGCATTACTTAGGAGATACCTAGTTGACAAGAAAGTTAAAGTACTTTTTAACCAGCCTTTTTGTAATTGGCTGGCTTTTCCTTTTTAGTCCTAATTTTGCCAATGCTAATGAGCCTCCAG